TTCTCTTCCTCGATTTCAGCATTAATAGCTGGAAAAAGTTTTAGACTTTCAATGCAAGCTTTTACAAAAAATGACATGAATCCTAGTTTAATCCCAAACCTATCTTGAAAATCATTTTGATTTTCTTTTCTCATCTCAATTATACCACTCATGTCAACTTCATTAAAAGTTGTAAGCATTGCAGCATTATCTTGAGCTTGTTTAAGTCTTTTAGCAATAGTAAGTCTTAGCCATGTCATTTTTATTTTTTCTTCTTGGCCAAATTTTATTTTCCGCTCAGAAGGTCCAGGTTTAACGTTCATTAAACTTAATAGATCACCTTTTGAAACTCTTCCACCCCTGCCAGTTCCTTGAATTTCTTTTAAGTCAATTTTATTATCTGCAGCAATCTTTCTCACAGCTGGAGAAACGGATAAATCCTTAGTTTTTTTAGATTTCTCTTTTTTAGAAGATACTTCTTCTGTAAGAACTAATGGTTCTTCCTTTTTTATATCATCTTTAGGCTCTAAAATTTCTTCCTCTTTATCAAAGAGTTTTGTTTCGACTTCCTTTGTTTCCACTTCTTTTTTTAAACTAACAATATTGTCCTCATTTTTAATTTGTTCATCTTTTTTTGTTTTATCCTCACTTACATCTTTTTGAGAACTTCCCCCAATTATTGATCCAAGAACAGCACCTACTTCAACAGTTGAGCCATTTTGTGCATTTATTTCGCTTAGCACGCCGTCTGATGGGGATGGAACTTCTAAATTTACTTTATCAGTTTCAAGTTCAACAACAGGTTCATCGGCTTCGACGCTATCGCCTTTACTTTTTAACCATTTAGCTACCGTTGCTTCTGTTATACTTTCGCCTAAAACTGGAACTACAATTTTATCTGACATTATTCTAAAATTTTATCTATAATTTCTTTTTGTTGTTTTGCATGTCTTTTCGCATATCCTGTAGCTGGTGAAGCCGAAGGATTTCTGCCAATAAACTTCAATTTCTTTTTAACCTCTAAATTATCTAAAGTCCATTGAATATAATCTCTTACTGAAAACCAAGCACCCATATTTTTAGGTTCTTCTTGGCACCAAATAAATTTAGCGTATTCAGCATATGGTTTAATAGCTTTCGTCAAAGACCTTACTGGGAATGGATAAAGTTGTTCTATTCTTACAAAAACAACATCGTCAATTTTCTCCCTTTCTCTCGCAGCAAAAAGATCAAAATATATTTTTCCAGAGCAAAGAATAACTTTTCTTATTAGACTTTTTAAATACTCCTGCCTTTGCTAACAGATATACTGATAACACTGTCCAAAATACAATTTCTAATCCTATGTTATTCATAAGTTAACCTCCAGCAGCATCACATCCAATCTTACTACCTACAACTGCACCTAGTGGAATTGCCCACCATCTACCTTCTCCTCTTGATATAGCAGCACCAAGTCCACCACCTAAAACTGCACCAGCAACTTTACCATCAGTACAATCATTATCATCTTGTTGTATAGTTTGTTGTATAGTTCCTGTCCTTCTATTCTCACAAGGAACTTGAATATCCTCTTCCCATGATGTTACATAACCAGGATTTTTCCTTGTACCAGGTGTATATTCTTCTCTATATACACTTCTCCAACAGGTTTGACTTGTTGTTTCCCATCTTATAACATCAGTAGCACTTGCTGAAACAGGTGTCAGTGCTATAAGTGATGCAAGTAAAAGTTTCATTATTCAAAAGTAGAATCAGGTTCTAATGCTATGTAGTAAGTTAAGTCATAATCTTCACTTGTAAACTTAGACAAAAGTTTTGAAGAGACGACAACATTATATGTACCAGGTATAATCTTCAAGTTTTCTTCTTTAAAGTTGAATGTAAACTTCTTATCTGTTTCACCAACTACAATTGAGAAATCATTTGATGTATCATTCTTCTTATCTCTTGCAACTAGTTTAACAACACCATCTTCTCCAATAGCAGAGATATCAGGTAAAGCATAAACATATGATGCTTTCTTTAGTTTCTCTAGTTGCTGACTTCTAAGAATAAAACAAACATCTTGTGTTGGTAATGAAAGTGGTTTATCTGGTGGTGATATAATTACTGATGGATCAGCAAAGAAATACTTAGATCTCATCTTACCTTCTTTGATAACTACATGCTCATCCCTAGTAAAATCTAACTCAGGAGTTTCATGTAGATCTAAACCATTTAGAAATTGTACTAGATCATAGATTCCAAAATCTTTTGGAAACTCTTCATCTACAGTTGCTTCTGCTAAAATGTTTTTCATAACACTTATGGTACGCAACTTACTACCCTCTTTAAAAAGAATAGATTGATTAATAGATGAAAAGTTTTTTAGTAACTTAATTGTTTTGTCAGATAGTTTCATATCAGTTAGTGTTTGTGTGTCCATCAAAATAGTAAAGTAGTAAACAATAATGTGCTGCTTTTAGTATATCACGCTTTGCCTGTCCTTTCTTCTCATACCTAGTTAAGTATTTGATTGCATTAGATCTACAGAATGACTTTGCATCTCCAACAGATTCAATGATATCAAGTGTTTGAACATTATCTTGATCAGATGTATAATGTCCTTCATATGTTGTATTAACATAATCTCTAAGATCTTTTAGACTCTTATCCTCCTGATACTTTAAGGTGTCTTTTGGTACACCATCATCAATAATTACTCTTTCTCTTGTGCTTGGGTCTCTTCCACTTACATATCTGTAAACAGTTTTACCTTTATCAGGGGATTCATAAATCCACTTTGTTCTTTCTTCCCAGTTTCCTGTCACTTTGAATGCCCTCTCTCTGTCCTCTGGATCAGTGAATGGGTTTTCTCTGTCTGGATCATTTCTAGTGTAATCATAATAATAATCAGAATGTTTAACATCATTCATTAGATGGTCAAAGGCTACAGTATATGTGTCACCACTATCTGCTTCCTCATCAGGAACCTCTGGTGGCCAAGGTGAACCAGGAGTCCACTCAAAACCTCCACTCTTTTCAATCCAATCTAAATCTTTATCTTTAGACATAATACTCTTTATACCTTACCAGTATATCAAGAATTTGTATCTGAGTCAACTGGCATCTCAAAGTCAGCATCAACCTTGTCATACAACTCTAAGAATGATTGCTTAGTCTCATCATCAAATCTGTTTACACAAACTTGGATTGCCTTTGCTTTGTTGTTGAATATGGAGTAAGCACGAACTATGTGAACTAGTCTTCTTGTACTGATGATATCCTCAACACCACCATCATAGAATGTCTTACGAATGATGTCACCCCAATCAACAAGTCTCTTACAGAAGTCAGCATCATCAACACCAAGATTCTTAGCAACTGCTGTCAATATCTTGTTCTCAACAGCAGGTGCTGGATACTCTTGCTCAAAGGTTACTGGAAATCTCTCAAGGAATGCTTCATTAAGAACATTAGTTCCAATGAATCTACCATCATCTGAACCTTTACCTTTAGTGTTTGCAGTTGCAATGATATTGAATCCCTTTGCTGGTTTGATAAACTTACCAATCTTCTTAAGGAAAACTCCTTTACCTTCAAGTATAGATTGAAGACATAGTATTTTGTTTGAAGCAAGGTCAATCTCATCAAGAAGTAAGATAGCACCTCTGTTAAGTGCTTCAATAACAGGACCATTGTGCCAAACTGTAGCACCATTGACTAAACGAAATCCACCAATCAGATCATCTTCATCTGTCTCAATAGTGATGTTTACTCTGATAAGTTCTCTCTTCAACTGTGCACATGCTTGCTCTACACCAAATGTCTTACCATTACCTGATAGTCCAGTGATGAATGTAGGATAGAATATCTTAGATGAAATTATCTTCTTAATATCAGTGAAAGGACCAAACTTAACAAAAGTATTATCTGTATCTGGAACTAGATTCTGTTCTGACTGTGGAACTACAGCAGGTGCTTCATATGCTTTCTCTATATTCTTAACTGCCTTAGGAGTCACTTTAAGATTCCACTTTCCTTTACCAACTTTATACTGTTTAATCTTTCCTGTAACAGTTGAATAACCAATGTCATTCATAGCACAAAATGCTCTGACATCAGCAGCAGTGAACTCTGTGCCATAGTTTTCTTTTAAACCATCAAATGCTTGTTTTTCTGTCATTTTGATTTCAAAGGGTGTAGTCATAATCAAATCATTTATCTATACCCTTATTATACTTGTATGTATATACTAATCTACATTTAATGTGCCACTTTTTTATCTGGTTTCATCTGGTATATGAAGATGTAAGATATCCCATGTATGTTCATAACTATGAACATGATATGTAAATCCTAATTTCTTAGTCCTTATAATATTTGCTAAAGGAAAATCATTTTGTCCCTCTGCCATCATATCTCCATAGAAATATATAAAATCATCTTTACCAAAATCCCTTAATATCTGTCCTTTATTTCTACCTAATGGTGAAATATCTAAACCAGTTTGACCACCAACTTGCACTTCCAAATCAGGAAATCTTTCTTTTATTTTTCTTGCTATATTTTTTCTTTCATCATGTTTTCTATCCCATTTAACATACTCATCTCTTTCTTCTAATACAACTCCTTGACCTCTACCTAAGATACTAAAATTAATTCCACCAGGTCTTCTTTCTATATGTGTTCCAGTTCTAACTGGAAACTTACTATGATGTAATTCATCCATTAAAAATTCTTCTACATCATCAGGTATCTCCCATTCATCTCTATAGACATTTATATCACCTTCATA